CCCGTTGCTGTTGCACTTACACCCGGCCAGCCTCGTACGTAGAAGTTGAAGTGTTCGAACACGCTGCCTCCTATAGTAATATCTGCGGGTGCCCGGTTTCTATAGTACCAGGTAATATCGTCAAAATCCATACAAGGGTGATTACCAGATACCTCTAAGTAGTACCCTACGGTAGCATTATACCCCAAGCCTGTAATTTCCTTGAAGCCTGACCAGGTTACGTAGGTCTCGCCAGAACCAAAAGGATCGCTAATGCTTTTAGGCCAGTTTGCGTACTGACCAACCTTAATTTTTTCATAAGACCACTGACTAATGTACAGTCTAGTCTTACTATTAACATAATCGGAGGCATTGGAATCCGTTTTGATAAGTGGGTAAGTATAAGACATATCTGCACGCTTTTTCTCGTGAATTCTATGTATATAACTACTAAGCCTAGTAGAGGCATCGGTAGGTGTTAGTACGTAGGGTGCCGAGCCAGTATTAGTATCTGGAGTCCCTTCAATATCCCCACCATTATACTGAAAAACCGAAAGAACGTTGCGTCCGCCAGAGGAATAGCCTTTCCAAGAAAGATACTGACCAGTTCTTAGTATGTTTGAAAATTCAACTCTACGGCCTTGAGGTATGTGCTCTTGCTGATAGGCTCGAGTAACGCTACTAGTAGAAGTGTTATAGGAAGAGTAGTCGCTGCACAGAACCATTGCACCTCTACTAAGGCCTCGTCCAGTTGTGAGTCCCTCACCGTAGTTTTCAGGTATAATCTGTACCTGTCCAATTGTTCCAGAGGCACTAGTGCTATCCGGCCATATAGGAGTTTCCCACTCTTCAGGCAGAAAGAACTGCTCTAGGGTCATATCGAACCCTTGTGCAGGGGTAGTAACAATTAGAGGGGGCACATAGTTGGCCTGGTCTTCCGGTCGTGTATTCGATATTAATTCTATGTTCCACTCGTTATCATTGCCTGTAGGAAACACCTGCGTTACGGCATAAGATTTGCCCGAGAAGGGTGTGGTAAAGAAAGGTATAGGGAGTGAACTACAGTTACTTACCGTATAGTTAAATAAGGTAAAGCCTCCAAAGCCTGATTTAGGTGAAGTACTTCTACTATAGTCGGGGCTGAGGATTCTTTTTACAAAAGTTAAGTTTGTAGTTTGATCAGTAATTAAGTACTCATCATCGTCGTTTTTTGAAACAAACCCATATGCCATATCTTATCTTCCTAGTATTAGTATTTTGCACGCTGCACTATATGCGTTAAAAGTATTATTCTCTGAGTTTGTGGTAGTGCCTGAAGTACTTGTAATAAGAACTGATCGTACACTGGTATTGATCGATACGGTAGGTACCAGTTGTTTTTCGTCAACAGGCACATCGCTTATAATTTGCAAGGCTACTCTAAGCTCCATGCCTGCGGGTAAACTGTTTCCACTGAAATATATTGTCGAGGCGGTATCTCCTGAAGGTATATTTAAGACGGCCACCTGCATCCAACTTTTAGAACTTGTGTCCATTAGTAGGTTTTCGTCTCTGTCGTATACTTGCAGTCCAAAAGCCATAGTAGTAATCTCCTTCGATTTGATAAATTATACTTAATTTTAAGAAATTTGTCAAGGTATATTTTTCAGGGGGTGTTAAGGTTTGTTGCACTTCTTTGGTACCTACTTGCTTTACCATTGGGTATCATCTCTGCAACCTTTGGCACCTACTTGCTTTACCGTTTTACTTGAGGTTTACGTGGAAGTGTGCGCGGCGCGCTGCAAATGAGAATGAGTCTCATTACCGCCCCCTAACGAGAATGATTATCATTTGCATCTGTCCATGTAGGTCTGTGACTTTTTAGGTAAGGGCATAAGGTGGTCATTTAACACTATAAAACAAGGTGTTTTTGAACATTTTTTTATTCAAAAACCCCTTGTTTTATAGGCTTAAACGATCTTCTCTAACTCCTTGTTTAATCTTTTTATAAACGCTAAACGTCCTGCACTTTTATCATTGTAATTTATACTGAACCAATCGCCGCAATTATTAACCATAGATTCTTTTTTAATACTCATAGCATTATATTTTTCGACTGCCATTTTATCATTCTCTGATAGCTTCCAATACTTGAGCGGTGATACTTCGCGGTGATTAATTCTAGCTAACTGTTCAACTTCTGAAATAGACAACCACATTTTAATAAACGTGATAGGCTTTTTCTTTTCCCATATTAGAACGGACTTCATAAAATTACTATATTGCTTATCACTACACCAACCATTAACAGGTTGAACCAAGGCGCGACTATACCAAGAGCGATCATAGAATACTATTTGATTATCAGCGGGCATTTTCTTGAGCCATGATGCCAGCCAATTATCCATAGCGTGCGCGCTAGGCTTAGATGATAAGCATACACTGAACCATTGCGGATTAAGGTATTGTGTAAGCGTTCGGATTGTTCCCGTTTTTCCTGCCGTATCGCGCCCCTCTAATATAACAGCGATACGCCCCCGATTTTTTTCTGCTAATTTGTTGAGCTTGGCTTGCTCTCTCTCTAATGAATTCATGCAACTATACTCCCGTGGATATTTTTATCTTTGCCTTTTGCGCTTGGGTTTACTAAACGCCAAGGCGCTTTATTATATACGTTATAGGGTATCTTCTTTTTTGTTTTGAAACATTGGCGCAATATCTCTACCTCAATAACGCAATCACTTAGGGCTGTATGATCTTCGATAAAGCCATGATCACCTGAACAAAAACGATAAGCGAATTCTGCGCCTGTCTTAATGTTGCCCTTGGGTGATACCCAACCGAATGATTCTGCAATCTTTTTATAATTGCGGCTTTTTAGCTTTGCTTCGCAAGCGAATTGCCATATATCCAAGACCTGCATTTTAGACTGTAAAACGCGATCTTCTCCCGTTAGGCTTTTATGGGTGTTGGACATTGCCCGCATATCAAAGCCGATATTATAGGCGGCTATTGTCGTTACGTTATACTCTACAATATCCGATCTCAATTGATCAATGATTTCTTGCCAAGGCTTCATTGTGATTTCGCTATTGTCTAACATGGGTGCATAATGCGAGAACAATTTTTTAGCGTAAAATGCGCCCATCATAATTTTTGGCTGTGTGAAAATCTCAGATACTAAGGCGTTATAGCTGGTAAGCTGGTTCCCATCTTTGTCGTGTATGATATAGCCAAGGTCATAAACATTACCAGATAAATCAGCCGTTTCGGTGTCTAATGTTAGAATCACGTTTTTCATAATTTAAGCCTGTAATTTTTGGTTTAGGTCAATTGCATTAAGAGCGTTTATTTTTAATTCATTCTCTGCCATTTTTAGAACAGACAAATTGTCGTCAATGATACAAGCCGCAACACGCCAGCGAGCACGCGGGATTTTGAGCTGAATTAATAAGCGCGATATTTTTGCAAACTTCATGCGATCATCTGCACGATTATCGCCAATAGAACGGGACATAATATAATCGGGTTGCATATTGTGTAAAGCCAAAAATTCATAATCTGGCTTTGATAATACGCGAGCCGTACAGATTGCCGTTTTTTTGCTAGGATCTTTGATAAACCTTTTGAAACTAGCAGCCAAGGGTAAGAGACGATCTTGCATAATTTTTTCATGGGTGCAATTCTCTATCCAGTTATCTAAATCAAGCGAACCATCTGCACGAGTCAATTGACGGTGCGAGCTATCAATCACTGTGTGATCTAAATCAAAAATATATAACATTAAACTAAACTCCAAATATAACCAATAATACCGACAATATTTAAAACAATTAAATTGTGCATTTTTTGCTCTACCGCTTGGGTGGTCAATAATGCTAAACCAACAATTGCGAAAATTTTACCGATTGTGTAATTTATTAAGAATGGGGCGAGGCATAAAAGCCCCGCACCAATCCAGCCAGCTAAGGCTACCATTTACACGTTACTCAACAAAGCAGACAATGCCGACGCTGGAGCTTTTAGCAAGCCGTCTAGCGAACCATCATCCGCATCTACCGCTTTTGTAATTGCTTTGACAATATCCAGCTTTGAGACTGCCGCTTTTTTGCGAGCTGGTTTTGCTTTGACTTCGTAGTCAATGCCCGCACTTTTTGCTTTTGCAATAACGGAGCGGCTTGTAATACCAAGACCGAATTCTGTAGCCAAGGCCGCACACTTTTCAGCGTTTAAAGGCGCTTGAGCGGTCATTGTTTCGATCATTTCAACTGTGTATACTGATTTTGACATGTTTAATTCTCCAAAGAATTGTATTTAAGAGCCGCTATTATATCAAATAAAGGCGCGACTGTAAACCTTTATTTGTTGGTAATTTTACCATTTTTGTGTGGGTTGGTTTCCCGTATTTCTGAATTGAATTATAGCAAGGTTTTTCTTTATTGTCAACTGGTAATATTACCATTTTTGCCGACTAGGATTCTCTTGCCTTTCCCCATTTCAGAAACACATTATATCAATTATTTTCGCAAATGTAAAGCGTTTTCTTAGACTAAAAAGGCATAAGGGCGGCGCCAAATATGCAAAAACGGTATAAGAAAATGCTTTACATGGCTTGATTTTTATGATAAAATTGGCGCAGGGGCGCCGATTTTTGACCTGTGTCAAGCCCCATGTTTGCCGCTCGCGATTTGACATATGCGCTAGAATATGCCTAGTCTAATATGGTATCACTCCGCACTGCGTAAAGAATAATAACAGGATAGCTGCTACAAAAAAGAATTCGGAATTATTCATTGGTATAATCCTATAGGTATTGTAATGCTAATACAGCAACAGCGATGATAATGGCAAATTGAAACAGAAATCTTAAAACGGTCATTGGTATAACCCCTTTGTTAGATACGCAACACAATCTGTAGCGTCTTCATCATAATAGCAAAGCGTTTTACCACATTGCGATACTGGAATGATATTTTGTTCCATCATATCGCGCTGCAACTCTCTGCGACCGCGTCTAGCGCGGGTAATATCAAAGCACCATTTTTGCATGCCGATGGCATCACCCGTGCGCAGGTCGTACGCTTCATGCGTGTAAGACCCGTCTTGATTCATTCTAGATTTAATATATGCTTTCATTATCTGAACTCTCTAAATGTTACGGCTTTAAAGCACTGAGAATAATAATCTATAATTTGATCTCTTTCTTCCCACAATATCAGCGCAGGTATGTATACTGGTGAGATAATAAGGTGGAGCAACCCAAGAAAAAACATTTTAATCTTTGACTTTTTCATTATTTTGACTCTCTAATTTGTGATACTGCGAACGCTATCGCGAAAATTGTTGGTAAGACTACGATTAATAATACTGCTGCTGCTGTCATGATGCTCTCCCCTATTCGTTAAAAGAATTATATCGAATAATGCTGCAAACGTCAACACTTATTTTATGTGAATATTACCGCTTGCAACCTGCTCTGCGGTATGGTATAATAATTTTGGCGCGACCGCGCCGCTCGGGGTTTGTCAAGCTTTATTTGTGGGCCATGTGCATTTAATTTGTGTGACCCCGCCCAGCTTGGTCTCCCAGAGATTCGGCGCGGGGGCGCCAGTAGTAGTACGACGATGATATTGGTGGTGGGCCGCGCCGATTATACAGTATGTAAGCGATATTTGTCAAGTCTTTTATGTAAATTGCCACGAATTATATACAATTTGGTCAGTCTCTGCACAATGGCGCCGAGTAGTAGTACGACGATGCGCCGAAACAGTACCTGCGCCAGTAGTAGTACGACGATGTGTTTAAAATATGCTCTGCGCGCCGATTATAGCACACCCCCGCGGGGTTTGTCAAGTACTTTCGCGAATTAGATGGCGTAAATCAGGATAAAGTAGTCTAATTCGAGATAACCCCGCAGCGGGGACGATAATATGAGATAATTTTGGAAAATTGTAGTAAATAAGACTTGACATCGCGACCCCGTCCGGCCCCCCGGAATTACAGCCTTTATGCTTGACGAGTTTTTTCTTTCTTGGTGGACATAAAATTAAAATATCTCTTGACTTTAGCTTCAGAAATCTGTATAATATCTTTATTGAATTGAGACATGAAAGAAAAGTTTTTAAGCAACAGTTTCGCACTTAGCGTGGTAAAACACGATATAACATAATCAGATGATCACTGAGTGCAACTAATAAAGCGAGTGTCGTATAATGGTATTACATCAGCCTTCCAAGTTGATAACAGGGGTTCGATTCCCTTGACTCGCTCCAACAATGTCCCATTCGTCTAGTGGTCTAGGACATCGGGGTTTCATCCCGGTAACAGGAGTTCGAACCTCCTATGGGACGCCATTATTTATTAAGTAGTTATCATTTAGTTCTTGACACAATGCTGAATTCAATGTATAATATGTTTTAAGAAATTGAGAAATAAAAGTTTAAAAGATTAGGTTTTGGGTTATTCATCGGTCACTACGTGGCATAAAATCTATAAGACTAGGGTAAAGCGTGATTCCCCTAGCTCCAGAATCTTTCTATTTATACTTTATTTCTGCGTGTAGTCCCCACGATAATTGGACTAGGTTTCTGTCTGACCTTAACAAGAGCAGCGCTGGCAGAGTCGAGAACCTGCAAAGTTGGGATCCTCCTACTAAAAGCGAGGATGGTTTCCTAGTTTCTACACCTAAAACTAGGTTTTATACTGAGAGTGTTCATGTAAAACGATTAGCTCAGTAATCAAAAACAAAAAGCCTACTACAATTTGCTACCTTTTGTGCCCCTTGATTAAACCGTTTCGGTCGATGATAGGGGCTTTTTTGTGCCCCAGCAAAAGTACGAAAGTTCTTGACACATACTAAATTTTGATGTATAATATACTTCTAAAACTGATAGAAGGAAGAAAATTATGGGCAACGTATTACAGTTTAGCAGCAAGACGGACAAGATAAAAGAAAGTATGTATGAAAAAATAGCTAAGATGGAAGAGCTGTACCAAACAATCGACCTAGCAGTTACAGAACTGTTAGCAGCAGAGAAAGAAGCTGATGATGTAGAACGAGAGTTTAACAAACAGCTAAGAATTTATGCAGATATTGTAGGTGAAGAGAATGTTGAAGTAGGTTTCCTAGAGTATGCTCCAGAGATAGAAGTTTATCTAGATGATGAAGGCATACCTGACATACGATTCGCTAATGACCCCGAACAATTAGAACTATTCCCAGAGGAAGAACAATGAAAAACGTAAACTATTCAGAAGAAGTAACCGCTACAATCGTGGCTGCCTACGCAGCAAATCCCAGCATGGAAACAGTTAAAGATCTAGCAGAGACCTTTGACAAGACAACGAAGTCAATCATAGGAAAGCTGTCTAGAGAAGGAGTATATCAGAAAGAAAGCTATACTACGAAGACTGGTGCTAAACCCGTAACCAAAGTAGAATTAGTAACACAGCTAGCAGATTATTTACAGATAGAACTAGATTCAATAGCAGGACTAGAGAAATCACCAAAGGCAGCATTGCAGAAAGTATTGGATGTGTTGACAATTAACTAATAACATCTAGTCCAACCAACCCCGTAATGAGAAATCGCTACGGGGTTTATTTTTGTCTAAAGTTTGAGGGCAAAGGGAAATGGTCTAGTATAATTTGGTAGAATTGGGGAAGAGGTGTATGAATTAATGGATTGGAGTTTAGTAAGAAATGGAGTATCGCGAATTGGGTGAAGTTGTGGCTTTTGAGGTGGTTAAATAAAAGAGGGAATTTCAGTAAGAGTTTTTGAAGGGGAAACCCGATGTAAGTATTATCATTATTAGGTTTTATCGGGTTTATATGTGAATAGTCTTATTGAACATCAGTTAAGGATAATTGATGTTTGGGTTTATGCTAGTCAATGTCACTTTCTATAATCTTATGGGTTCAACCATATGATTACGCATTGGCTTCATCATAGGTTAAGCGCATAAATATTTCAAACCATCTTCCTAGCATGGGTTTTGTAAATCGTAGTTGACTTGATTGTCATATCAATTTGTATTTATTATATCACGAGTTTTAGGACAAGTAAAGTACTATTTTTCCCACCTATTTGTAACAGTGAGAAAAAGTACGTTACCCGTCCTAGAAAATATTTTAATCATCACCTTCTTCTTGTAGCCAAAGGTAAAGATAGAAGAGTAGAACTGCTGCTACTATGACTACAGGATCCATCTATGGCTCCAATACAATTATGGTTCTAGCTTTCTTGCATAGCACTTTATGTTCTTTCAGAGGGTGAGTGACACATTCAACTTCTTTCAGGTAGACTTGGTTTCTACCATGCTTCTGTCCTATTGCAAACATCAGAACAAATGCAGTAGTCCATGCAAACACACAAGCAACAATCATAAGTGTGTTTCTTACGTTATCTCTAGTATTCATCTTCACACCCCTGCTTAATGTAAGAACCGTCTCCTACTGCTCCGGCTATGAACAAGCCAATGCCAAAACCTAGGCCACCGCCTATCAAAAATGTAATTATATCAAAGATCATCGTTATCTCCTGTTCTGTTTACTTCTATATATGTCATAATAGCAGCGACCAGTATCACTAAAAGGCCTCCTGCTATAAAAAGGAAAGCTGCCTCTAGTATCATGATACCTCCACTCCTTCCAATTGTTGTAAGGCTGCAAAGAAACTATCTTGGTCAACAAATACATACGTTTTGCTAACATAGTTATCGTCATGGTCAGTACCAGTGAGATAAATTGTGTAGCCGTTAGCTGCTAGTGTAAATCTATGCTCTTCGTTCAGGGTTGCAAAGTCTTGAGGTATATCTAATAACATTTTAGTGTCCTTTAAGTATGTACGGGGTTAGGTTGGGTTCAGAATAGTCAGCACCTTTAAGCACTTTACCGTCTTCACGGTAAATCGGCTTACCATCTGGGCCAAGTTTACTCATATTGCTACGATGTACTTCGTTGAAGCATGGATCGAGTTCGATACCGAAAGCTACACCAGCTCCATATGTAACATATAGAATGTCGGTCAAAGCGTCAGCAATCTCTACCATGTCATCATCTGCTAGTGCGTCTACTAATTCGTTCAACTCTTCAGCAATTAGATCAACTCGTAGTTGTGCTAATTTCTGGTTAGGAAGTGTAGGTCGCTTCGGGGTCTCTTGACCGAACGTGCGCATGAAGTTCCACACTTTGTTGTAATTACTCATAATTTATCCTTCTTTATAATATTTTTTTAAACAGTGAGGGCACGTAACCTTCTCGATCTGTTCTACTGGTACAAACTTGTGATCTTCTTCTCTGATTGCTGGGTGAATGCCACAGAGGCTGAAGCCTTGTTCAAGGGTAGCGTGTACTATACTTTCCACTTTGTTTGTTCCTCTAATGCAAAGCGTGCCATCTGGACATACTCTCGATCTTCTCCATCTAGTACATGAAAGTATCCAGAGCATATAGAGATCTGTAGTTCCGTCTCTACCCTGTCAGTGATGTGACATTGCGCCTCCATCATTAGTTGAAGTTTGTCCATCTGGGCATTAATCTTAGCTCTCAAATTCGTCATCTAGCACCTCCAGACTTCTCTTGTTCTCGATCTTAGGTTCAGATGTTGACTGACCCCACCAGAACTTTCTCTTTGCATTCTTAGCACTCTTGGCTACCACTTCCGTAGTAACCACACGAGTAACGGTCTGTACTACTTTGTATGTTCGTTCCATTATTCGAAATCCTCATACTCTTCTATGGTAACATCATCATGGCCTTTGTCTAGCCATAGTTCGTAAACATGGTTGGCTTGAGACTTGTTGCTACCTTCGTACACAATTCCACTGCCAGCATCAATGCCAACTGTTACTACATAAACCATCTTATTCATCTCTCACCTTTACTGTTAATAAGTCTAGGACTTGTTCTGTTGACCAGTCTTTAATATATTTGTTATCCTCTACTGCGAGAGCCTTTACTTCATCTGCATCTACTACACGATGTCCCATGACCTGCTGCCCTAGAAATAATTGACCTAACTCTTCATCTGGTTCCATAACAACAGTGTCCATAGCCCACTCTGCGGGGTCGTTGTCGTTTAGCTGAACTACATATCTCATACGAAAGGTATTGATTGCTTCCACTAAAACAAACTTAGTCATAGTTTCTGCCACCTCCGTCCTTTTCATTAGGCCCATCTTCTACAGGTCGTTCTACATCAAGAGAGCTCCATAAAAGCTTTGTATCAGTCTCATCAAACTCATGCTCTTCCACATACTCTAGGGTAGCAGTAGGGGAAGGCATGTAGCCGATAGCTCGTACAAACTTATCGAATGCTGATACTAGCTCAGGAAGAGTTGCATCTTCATTAACTTTGAACTCAACGTCTGCAACGTCAGAGTATTCTAACATATCTTCTGGGGTGGTATATTTAAACAGTAACATTAGTGTAACTCCTTGCTGGGTAGGTTGTGGTATTCTTGTGCCAAAGGGCACCTCTTTTCTTTCATTCTTATTTCGTCTACAATTTTTAATGTATTTACAATGTGATCGACTAAGTATATCTCGGTCTCATTTAAATCCTCATCATCTGGTAAACTAAATATAACTTGTGCTATACTGTTTGCAGCTATAGGATTGTCTACCAGATCTTTTGCAGTCAATGTTAGCCAATCTATCTGAATGCCGTACTTAGGTATCATTGAGCTTATAAACTGTTCCATGCCTTTAAACATTTACACTCCAAGGAAAAGCAGCCATGAATAGCTGATCTTCGTACTTGTGGGCTTCGATCTCCCAAGGTTGATCGTCATAGTCGGTATCAGTATGATCTACGCCTTTGTAAGCACATAGATCAGAAGATAGCTCACCTGCCCACAGTTGACGAGCATGAATAAGCTCGTGCGAAAGTGTGCGAAGTTGCATTAAGAAAGGAACATTTGTTGCTACTACAATGTCAACTTCTCCGATGTCACCTGAACAGTGACCATGGGATTGACCTTTGTCTAATTTCTTAACAAATGTGATATTGAGATCGGTGTGTTCGAGATCAGCAATATTCATATACTCAAGAGCATTATTGACGAACATCTGTACAAGATGCAGTCGTTCTGTGTTTTTATATCTTACTCTCATTTTTGTTTCCTTCTTTAATTTAGAAAGATATTATACATGAAAAAAGCAGTTAAAGTCAAGACTTATCGTCTAGAAGTTCTATCATTTTAGCTAAATACCACTGCGCTTTTTTGGAGTTCTCTACGGGGTCGTTCTTGCGGTGGAGTCTAGAGCCTAGATACTTCAGTACATTACCGTGACAGTAATCTGCTGCTCCACGAGTACCAAGTACGTCTACTATGTAGTCAATTGTTTCAATCTCCCCACAATTATAGTGAGGTGGACTGTTTACCATATCTTGTGCAGCTCCAAAAGCAGAGGGTTCTTTATGAAAGTCTATCCAATACTGTTGATTTTTATCTGTCATTGGTTGCTCCAGGTTTCAGCAGCATCCTCTACATAGTGAATGCTTTTGTTAGGGATTAGTACATCTTGTAGAAAGACTTGACGCACAAAACAACGATACCCATAAGTACCGTCGCTAGTAATAAACATCTGAGCCTTTCTGTTGTGTGGTGTAGATACAAATGACACTAAGAATCTGTCTATATCACTTCTATGGAAGGGTGTTATATCACTCATCATATGTTCCCTTGAAAATCTGCTCTATATACTGCTCCACTGTAGTAGGGTTTTCCTCTTGCAATAAATCCCCTACCCGCCAGCATCTCAATATCTCCCCTTCTCGACTCTGCTCTAGTAGGTACGTGCAATAGAGACCTCCTTCAAGAGGGTAACCGTATCGTATTACCACGTCAGGACGACTCTGGTCTGTCATAGTATTTTGAGTCATAAAGGTGCCTTCATCAAAAGTAATTTCATTAATATTTTCTAGTGATAACAACGCCATCTCTTCTCCTCTCTCGGTTTTTTGCTGCTTTAAGTTTGCCTCTACGCCCGTCGCTAGGCTTCTCGTAGTACTCTCTTTCACGAACTTCTTGTAGTAACCCTTCTTCTGTTATTTTTCTCTTAAACTGTCGAAGTGCTCTGTCGAAGTTGCCTTTCTTTATTATTACTTTCATTTATATGCCTGTATTAATGGTTCTTCTTTGGGAAAAATTCCCAGCCTCGTTCCCGAAGCGCTACTATTTCTTTCTCAATCTCAGCGGGTGTTCTAGTACGTAGAATAGTAGATAGTTCTAGAGAAGTTCTCAAACCTGCCCACCTTTCTAGTACTAAATACTCGCTGTGTGCCCACATTTTACTCATACTCTCCACCCTCTTTTTCTAAGATATGCTGCCTGTTTACGAATAGATCCCTCAGTCCTGTCTGGTAGAAGCTCCTGTATTTCTCTTACAGATATTTTGCCATAGTGCTTCTCCAGCGTATAGCGTTCTTCTCTTGACCATGGTTTCTTTTTCATTTTCATATCGCATATTATATTAAAAATTAACTTCTATGTCAAGAAGTTTTTAATGCAATGTTGTAAAAATATTTCTTGACAACTTCCCTATACTTTGATATAATGTGCGTAATTATTTAAAACATAGGAAAGGAAATCATGGTAGAAGTTCCCAGCATAGTCATATTTATTGTCTGCCTTATAGGGTGTGGCTACCAGAGCTATTTCCTAGGGCGCAGAGTAGGCATGACACAGTGTCTAGAATACTTAGAAGACCAAGGCGTTATAACATTAGACGGAGCAGATGAAGATGAGTTATAGAACACACGGTGGAAAAGGAGACAAAAGAAGAGAGTCTCTAGTAGAGGAATCCGTAATAGTTGAAGAATGGGATCGCATATTTGAATCGGGCGGTAAATGCCCGGAATGCACAAAATACCAATGTATATGTCCTGAGGAGGAACAAGATGAAGATGAAACTTAAAGATGAATTAGTACTAGAAGTACTGACAAAGGCAATATACGCGCTAGATACAGCAATTAGAGTATTCGCTAAAGCCTCAGACGACTTAATAAACCATAAGCGCCAAATACTGGCAAAGAACGAAAAGGGACAAGACGAGTCTTAAAAACGTCACTTAACTAACCGAGCTACCGAAAGGAGTTCACAGAGCACGCCGCAAGGGTGCAACGGAGTAATATAATGACTTTACAAAATCAATTAACAATGGCAGACTTTCCGAAATTTTTTCTAGGGTTTGACCGTCTACAATCTGAGATGTTTTCAAATGCAGCAGACTCAGGATACCCCCGATACAACGTCGTAAAAGTGGGTGATGCAGGTTATCGTATAGAGCTTGCAATACCAGGCTGGGACAAGTCGGATGTATCTATAGTAATGCACAAGAACGTCTTAACTATAGAAGGTAAACGTGAAAAGGCAGAGAACGATGAAACTTATGTTCATAAAGGATTAAGTGGAAAAGGTTTTCAAAGAAATTTTAAGGTTGGAGACTACATAAAGTTGACTAAAGCATACATGGAGCGCGGTCTCTTGTGTATAGATTTAAACGAAGTAGTCCCTGATGCAGACAAGCCCATCAACGTAGACATTCTATAGGAGAGAATTAATGAATAAGGAAAACGCATGCTTATTGTGTGAAATATTGACATATACAACAGCAGCTTTTCTTCCCCTAGTATTGGTTATTGTAACCATAACCCAGTAAAGGAAAAAGAATGAATATAGAACGCGTACAAAGACAGTTAGAGTTAGATGAAGGAGTAGAGCATAGGATTTATCATGATCACCTAGGCTTGGCTACCTTCGGCATAGGGCATTTAGTCTTAACATCAGACCCTGAGTTTAGCCTCGAAATAGGGACACCCGTTACCCCTGAGAGAGTTGCAACGGCTTTTGCAGAGGACCTAGCTATAGCTGAGAATGAATGCAAAGTTCTGTATTACTTCTGGGAAGAGCTACCAGAGGAAGTCCAAGAGATTCTAGTCAACATGATGTTTAATCTTGGGCGGCCTCGCCTCAGTAAGTTTAAGAAAATGAATGCACACATAGAAGATGAGAATTGGAGATGTGCTGCAGTAGAAGGAAGAGACTCTCGCTGGTATCGCCAGGTCGGTCAAAGAGCTGAAAGGCTAATGGTGAGAATGGAAAATGTTTAATCCCTTAAGTTTTCTAGGTCCTATAGCGGATTTAGGTAAGACATATCTAGAAGGTAAGAACGTAAAAATGAAAGCCAAAGCAGAGGCAGAGGCAACAGTATTAGTTACTGCTGCTCAGTCTTCCGCAGATTGGGAAAAGATTCAAGCAGTAAATTCTGGGCAGAGCTGGAAAGATGAATGGCTAACAATTTTATTTAGCATTCCTCTTATCTTGTGCTTCTTTCCAGGATCAGTTGTTTATGTTCAAGACGGCTTTGCTGCTTTATCGCTCATGCCAGATTGGTATCAATACACTCTTAGTATAATCGTAGGAGCTTCTTTTGGGGTTCGTTCAGCAGTAGGACTAATGAAGGCAAGGAAATGAGTTCATTTATAACCGCAGTAAAAGAAGGACCGGTAAAAGTAAAATTCTCACACATCTTAACAGGAATAGAGTTATGTAAAAACGTAACTCTAGCTCCTGATTTGATACCTCATGGAATCACCATCGGGGTCTCAGCGAATAGCAACAAAGTGCCCGTATGGGACCTAGACCATCTCAGGTGGATGGACATAGAAACCTCAACAATTATATCTTGGACTTAATATGTATTTCACAACTAAAAATGTAGACCCCTGCCTCATACTAGCAATGGAAGAAGCAGGAGAATTTGTACGTGCTTGTAGTAAAGTAATTCGACACGGTTTAGATGATAAGAGAAAGGCCCACCTAATCGAAGAGGCGGGAGATGTATTAGCAACTATGTATCTTCTAGAGGCACACAACTTGTTTACTCATGAAGAAGTAATAGAACGAGCCAAAGAAAAATTAATCGTTTTACAGAAGCGAGAAGAAGATAATTCTTGACATACACTCCCTAATTTGATATAATACTATTTCAAATTTAAGAGAGTAAGTTATGAATTTATTTTACCTAGACAAAAATTTTGACAAATGTGCAGAGTATCACGTAGATAAGCACATTGTCAAGATGCCTTTAGAAGTTGCACAGCTATTGTGCACGGCTATCTGGGTAGACAAACACCTCGGCTTTGTCCCTCGCGCTCTCAATAAAGTAGAGCGGGACTTGCTGAACGATCTCAAGAAAGAGATCAAACATCTCCCTCCAAAGGATAGACCCCTCACCCCATATCTCCCAATGATGTATAATCATCCTTGCACGATATGGGTGAGGTCAAGTCTTGATAACTTCGAGTGGACTCATTGCTATGGCAATGCTCTCAATGAAGAGTATTGTTACCGTTATGGCAAACGCCATAAATCAGTAGAAGAAGTCATCAACATACTACCAGAGCCAGAGAATATGGAACGTAAAGGTTTTACTACGTTCGGCCTAGCTATGCCTGATGACTTAAAAGACTACGACAACCCTATACAATCTTATCGCGACTACTACCATCTAGATAAAGCTACATTTGCTGCATGGACTGGTAGAGATAAACCAGACTGGTGGAGCGAAGATTACGCAGATTACGAGAAGAGGATTACAGCCAATGGATAAGTGTAAATATTGTGGCGATGATATGATGGGAGACGGGTATAAACTACCCTTTCACTGTATCAATGCTTTAGAAGAAGACTGGTGGTACTCCGCTCCTGACGAAGGCCCACACTATTGCAACTTTGTAGACGAGGACACAACTGAATGAACATAAATGACTACGTTGAAAATGTAACAAGAGTAGAATTGATTGATGGAAGCGGCAGAGTATACGTTAATAAGAATGTAGCCGACGTAATACTATCACTTCAGGATAGTAAAAGAACACTAAAGATTTTTGTAGGGGATGCTAAAGATGAAAGTTAAAATTGGTAAGTACCCTACTTGGAGATGGTATAGCAACTATCTTTATAATTGGTTCGGGTACTCCCCAGAACCAACAATAAAAGTCAAGATAGATAAGTACGATACGTGGAGTATGGACACTACACTAGCTCATATCGTTATTCCTATGTTGAAACAGCTTAGAGATACAAAACATGGAGTACCTTTGGTAGACGACGAAGACGTAGGTTTGTTTTTTGAGGGTAATAACGAGGAGAAGTGGGAGTGGATCATGTCTGAGATGCTCTTTGCCTTTGAGTCTAAACTAAATAATTGGGAAGATAAGTACTCTAGTGGTGAGATCAAACATGATAGTATCCCAGTTATAGGTAAAGATGGAACTGAGATTGGAATCACTTGGGAAAAGGCTGAAGGTCATACTTATAAGTTAGATCTTGAAGGTTTAAAAGTAGAACAGTGCCGTATTGCAAACGGCTTTCGCCTGTTCGGTAAATATTATGAGGCTTTGTGGGACTGATGATAACCTATAGCACAAATTGGATGGGCCCAGTCTCCACTCGTTGGTACGAAGATAGAAGGGTTCCGTTTGAGTGGAGAGAAACTTCAGGTAAGATTTTTGAAAAGATGCAATACAAACACTACCTAGAGTCATACTCTTGTGGCCGCATAGATATATATGGATTGGATGAACAGGAACACTGGTGTGGTAGAGGCGAGTACAGTGTTGCCCCAATGAGAACTGAAGATTGGAACGAGCTAAGTGACTATCTAGATAAGTTGGAGTCGACAGTTCTCTTAACATACAGAGAACTGATCAGTGATTTTGAAAAAGAATATGGTCGAGGAATACGGTGGAGTATAGAAGATGATCACTGATCGAGATATAGCCTTAAAGTATATAATGACACTCTACGGTGTAACGGAGAAAGAAGCAGAGTTGTCTCATAAAGATGAGCTGAAAGAAGCTATCAGACTTCAAAAAATTGGATTGATGCCTTGGATTGTAAAAGATAATAAACCTGAGCCTGATTGGACAGACGACGAGTTCTATGAGGGCGCTTGGAGTTGGGTAGACGAGTGTGAAGTTGATGAGGAAGATAAAGATGACGCATCCTGATAGTTGGGTCGTACTGAAGATAACCACAGAGACTGATGTCATCTACAAAGTCTTAGCAGGATGGAGTGGTGGTTATCTTTATGGTGATTCTTGGCGATTGAATAGCGGTATCAACATAGTATTTGAACGAAAAGATCAAGTAGACTTCTATGGTAATAGTGGATCATTGTATGTTTGTCAAAAAGGAGCATACGGACTAAGAATGGCCACAGCAGGAATCTACAATGATATAGTATCACGCTTTGGCGACAAAGTGGAGATGATGCCTGAAGACACAGATTGGAAAAATTTATTATGACAGATCCTAAAGATAAGAAGATGACTCTTGTAGAAGCGTTAGTCGCAACACCTAACCTTTCGTCAGCACTATATATTCTGTATTGGAATTTAGATTTGAATGCTAAGGCACTGCGTGAGTTAGGAGACTTGAGATTGCTGGTTCAAAAAGAAGAAGATCGCACACTTGCACAGTATGAGAACACACTCTCACCAAATTGCTCACGACACTGTGAAATTAAGAAGCTATGTGTTTGTGGTGAAGTATTTACTCAACGCCATTATGATCATATGGCAAAAGAATGGGAAAAGGAGAAGATAAAGAATGACAATGCCTGATGAAAGAAGAAATGCCGTAAACAGAACTAGAAAGTTTTTAATTGGGTTACTGCGTGATGAAGGCGCCCCCCAAAACGTAAGAGATGAAGCAGGTCGATGTCTTAGACACTACCCAGGTCAGTATCATATGGATCTAGCCAAAGAGCAAGCACCTGATCTGTTTGGAGATTGGGATGACTTCTACGCCAAAGAGGAAAGACAATGAAGAATAGATATGGTGACGAATGGCACTGGGAAAAGATTGCCACAAATCAATATAAGTTCCATATGAGCGGTGATAATATGAAATACTGTCGTTGCGCAGGAAAATTAAGTCAGTCTAAAATAGATATGCAAGACTTGGGTATGTTTGATCCAAGTGGTGGCCCTTATATTTCGTGTCGTGATGGTGATGAATATCCAGGTACGATGATTGAAGGAAAAGAGATTATACACATCGGACATCACGATGAACACTTTGTAGCAACGGTAGAGGCGAAAGAAGATGCCTAGGATTAAAAAGAAAGAGCACGAAAAGTTATCTACTAGCAATATACAGCATGTTGCTGACCTGCTTGCTGCAGATAAACCTATAACAAAGAAAGAGGCTTGTGCCATACTAGCTATCTCGTATAACACTACTCGCTTAGCAAAAATACTAAACGACCATGCAGAGAACCTAGCGTACAAAGAAAAACGTAAGAGTATGAACAAAGGTAAAGCCGCAGCCCCTTATGAGATTAAAGAGGCTACTATGTTGTACCTCAAGGGTGAGAATATTACTAACATTGCAAAAGGTCTTTACCGCTCTGCGGGGTTTGTAAAAACCATCTTAGATAAACTAGGCGTACCTACAAAGCCGTCTAGTGCAGAGGAAAGAGTGGAGGTAGCATATCTACCAGAGAATTGTGTAGCTGATACTTTTGAGAAAGGTGAGCTTGCATGGTCGGCAAGGTATCATTCAATTGTAGAAGTGCAAGAAGAACAGAGCTCTTCCCACATAGAAAGTAAAAAGGGTCTAGGCGAGTGTGACTATGAAAGCAAGTATGACTCGAAGTGCTACTCTATCTACGTTAAAGAACAAACAGAGAATGACTTTAATATTGATGGCGGTTATTACGCCTACTCTTTAGCCTACGATCTAGGTAAGCTAGAACATCTTAAAGAACATGGTATTAAGCTTGAAGCAATTTAAAAAAAGTTCTTGACAATTACGTTTAAAATACTCTATAATATCATTTCAAAATTTGAGAAAGGAAATAAAAATTGGGAGACCGATTTTACAACCAACAACTTAACCGTCTGGGTACTTGCCCAGGCTACAATAACCCAAACAAAAGGAATAGAAAAATGCCTTGGACTGATGAATCTAAAGCTGAAGCAGTAGAGTTATACGAAGCTGCCAACCCCACCCCAGAAACTAGCATGGAAATCGTAAAAGAAATCGCCGATGATCTTGGTGAGTCGCCTAATGGTGTCCGTATGATTCTTACTAAAGCTGGTGTCTATGTTAAGAAAACTCCTGCTGCAAAAGCATCTGGTGGCGCTTCTACTGGAGGCACTCGTGTCTCTAAACAAGCTGCTCAAGACGCTCTTACTGCCGCCATCACTGATGCTGGACAAGAAGTTGACGAAGACGTAGTAAGTAAATTGACTGGTAAAGCAGCTCAGTACTTCACAAAAGTATTAACAGCTAATGCCGACTAAATAATTTACTAATATCCCCTTGGGGATAGTAACACGGCCTCCGCCTCTAGAGCTTAGCTCCACGCGGGGGTTCTTTTACATTCACAGAAATGACCTAAGAGTATGCACATAGTAATTATTGTTGCCCAATGCTACCAAAGGAGCTCAAGTGAAAAAGCAAGAATTAAAAGATAAAGTCACACAATATGGTGATGCAGTAATTACTTATAGAAGTGAAAACTCAAATAAGTTAAAGTATAATGTATGTACTCTAGACTTCTCTACGCCTTATATTCAAGGTAAAAAGAACAGAGCAAAAGAAACAGACAGTAATTTGTTGTTCTTTTGTTGGGATACCGACTCATACCGACTGCTAAAACCAGAAAGTGTAACCACCGTAGTACCCCTATCAGCTGTACTTAAAAACGAGACGTAGTATGGAACTCCATGAAGCACCTGAAATGTATGAGAGAATCATACACCTTGACGCTATTAAGCAAACACAAGTCAGGTTAACCGTAAGTACCTTTCGTGGAATAGAATACCTTAGTTTAAGAAAATACTATATGGACTTTGAAGAGGAATGGCAGCCTTCCAAAGAAGGAATAACTATGCCTATAGACTTCATAAACTCTAGGGAGCTCTTCATAGGGCTTACCGAGATACTATCCCTAGCCGAATCAAAGGAAGTTATCATGGAATACTTTGGTGATTTGCTAGCAGATATGTATAAATAGTTCTTGACTTTTCCTTATTTTTTAAGTATAATACTTATCTAAATTAATGAAAGAGGCAAGTAATGAAGAAGTTCTTAGACAAAGCAGCACACGCTTATTTCGAAGGTAATCCTATCATCAGTGACGGTGAGTGGGACTTCTTGTCTCGTGTTTTTAACTACGATGATGTTGGTTATACTCCTACAGATGGCGTTCGTCATTTGTTCCAGATGTATTCTTTGCAGAAATGTTTCGATATATTGAACCCGCCCTTTCATGTACTAGGTAAAGACGTTATCGCTTCTCCTAAGCTTGACGGTGCTGCTGTGTCTCTAGTTTACATTAACGGAGAATTTACTCAAGCTCTTACGCGTGGCGATGGTATCTTTGGTAGAGATGTTACAGATAAGATGGCTTTGCGAGTACCTGCACAAATACTAGAAAGTGGCGTAGTACAGATCACTGGCGAGCTAGTAGCTCCTGATAATATTGAAAACTCTCGTAACTACGCTGCGGGGTCACTGAACCTCAAGTGTACTAAAGAGTTTGATAGCAGGTCTACTTACTTTTACGCCTACGGGCTACAGTGTGATAACGGTTTAGTAAGCTGGGCAGAAGATATGGATCGGTTAGCCCTTCAAGGCTTCAACACTGTACATACTCATATGACAGCAGGCTTTCCGCAAGATGGTATTGTCTACCGTATCAATGATAACTACTTATTTGCCTCTCTAGGCTATACTGCCAAGCATCCTCATGGAGCGTTCGCTCTTAAGGAAAAGCAGGTGGGTGTAGTTACAAAACTACTAGATGTTGTCTGGCAAGTAGGTAAATCAGGTATTATTAGTCCAGTTGCAATACTAGAGCCAGTATTGGTAGGAGATGCTACTGTGTCAAGAGCCACTCTTCATAATATAGACTATATTAGAGAGTTGGACTTAGAGATTGGATGTGACGTAGAAATTATTCGCTCTGGGGAGATCATTCCCAGAGTCGTCAGACGCGTATGACCCATAAAAAAATAACTCTTGACTTTATCTTAAACTTACGATATAATATCTTTTCAAAATTAAGGAATCATCTATGACATATATCGAACCACCTACAAGTTGCCCATCGTGTAACTCTGTTATCGTTGTCATAAATAATCTTTTGTTTTGCAAAAACACATCTTGCGGTACAAAAATTCACAAAAAGCTAGAACACTTTGCAAAGACCCTCAAGATCAAAGGGCTCGGACCAAAAGCTATCGAGAAATTAGGGGTCACAACTTCACAAGAGTTGTACTTGCTGACTAAAGATGACTTAGTGTCTATCCTAGAATCTGAGAAGATTGGTGTGAAGCTTTTCGCTGAAATACAAGTATCAAAGAATGTGCCAATGAATGTAGTACTTCCTGCACTTAGTATCCCTTTGATCGGCAACACAGCAGCTAAAAAATTAGCAACTGTGTGCGATACAATACACGATATTAATGTAGATAATTGTGATGCTGCGGGCTTAGGCCCAAAAGCCACAGACAACCTACTTTCATACCTGAGTGAGAATGGCATTGCGCTACTAGATCATCCATTCTCTTTCAAGTTCGAGAAACCACAAGTCGTACTAGCCCAGAAAGGAGTAGTATGTATCTCAGGCAAGTTAAAATCTTATAAAACTAAAGCTGAAGCCTCAGAGATACTACAACAGAACGGTTACGCGATTAAGGCTTCTTTGACACGAGACGTTACCATTCTAGTTAATGAGAGTGGTATAGAGTCTCAAAAAACACAAAAAGCCAGAGACGCTGGCGTACAAATTATAACTAACCTACAACAATTCTTGGAGAATTAAAAATGGCACTTCCTAAGTGGACAGACGAGCGTACAGCTCAATTAACAGCATTCATCGGTGACGAGTCACCTGTATCACAATCTACTGTTGCAGAAGCAGCAGATCAGTTAGAGACTAGCCCACGCTCAGTTTCTAGCAAACTTCGCAAGATGGGTTTCGACGTAGAACTAGCTTCTGCATCAGCCACTCGTGCGTTCTCAGAAGCTCAAGAAGCAACTCTTTTAGCTTTTGTTACAGATAACAGCGGTGATTACACTTACGCTGATATCGCGGGTCATTTCGAAGATGGCGCGTACTCACCTAAATCAATCCAAGGCAAGATCTTGTCTATGGAATTGACTGGTCACGTTAAACCTGCTCCTAAAGTAGAGTCTGTAAAGACTTATACTGATGCGGAAGAAGTTGTTTTCGTTGATCTAGTAAATGGTGGTTCTTTCGTTGAAGAAATCGCAGAAGCCTTAGGCAAATCTGTAAACAGTGTTCGTGGTAAAGCTCTTAGCTTATTACGTGCTGAATTGATTACTGCAATTCCTAAGCAAAAAGAAACTAAAGGTTCTACGAAAGCAGATCCTTTTGCAGACCTTAATGACATCGACGGTATGACTGTTGAGCAAATCGCTGATGCGATTGGTAAAACTGCACGTGGTGTTAAAACTATGCTTACTCGCCGTGGCTTGGTCGCTTCTGACTACGATGGCGCTTCAAAGAAAGAAAAAGCAACTGCTTAATAAGTAGTTGTTAAACTATAAGCCTCTGGGCCAGTTCCAGGGGCTTTTTTAGAATGTCAAATCGGGAGAATTTTGATTGAATATTGCTAGTGCTCTTATAAAGCAAGTGCTTGAGCTACAGGACTTCGAGACCTGGACTAGCTGTCGCAAGAATTATCTACCAACGGAGTATCATTCTCTGTATGGAATCATAGATCATCATTGTGAAAAATATCACAAAATGCCTACATTTGACGACCTCAAGTTTGAAATCCGCGATAGCGGGGTTCGAGAGAAGTTGTATGCAATTGAAGCCGTTGAGGTGGATGCAGATGCCTTCATGCTTTTGGAGTATCTCAAGAATGAGTACGCTCAGAAAGAGATCTTGAACTCACTTGAGGACTATATTGAGAATTCTGTAGCTTTTGAAGATGCAGAAGAATCAGTAAATCATCTCCATCAGATCGTACTAGATGTCGAAAATAAAGTAGACCTAGAACGACCACAAGATAGTATGCAACGTATTACCTTGTTTGAAGATGATGAAGATATTGGTAATTATCTACCCCTCGGCCTTAATACTGAATACGATCATGAGATCAAGTTCTCCCCACGGGATCTAATCCTAGTGGGTGGTAAACGAGGGGCAGGTAAGTCCATTATCTGTTCTAATGTCGCGAATAATGTATTCAATTCAGGAAAGACTGCTATTTATTTCACTATTGAGATGGATAGCAGATCTATTCTGCAAAGATGCTGCTCTATCGCTACGGAGATACCTTTCGCTCGCTTACGTACTAAGAATCTTAGTATGCCTGAGTGGGAGAAAGTAGCTTCATGGTGGGCAGCTCGTTTTGAGAAAGGACAGGAACGTTTGAAAGAGTATAGAGAAAATCGTGATTTTGATAGGTTTCATCATGAACTTACTACCACCTGTGAGCTCCTCCCGACTCAACAGCTGGATGTAGTCTATGATCCCTCTCTAACACTGTCTAAGATCAGAGCAGAACTTGATAAGAAGGTTAAAACTCTAGACGTAGGTGTGGTGATTGTCGATTATATCAACCAAGTAAAGCGTTCCAATCTACCCTCACGTGGCGGTCAATATGATTGGACGGAGCAAATCGAAGTTAGTAAAGCCTTGAAAGCTATGGCACAAGAATTTGAAGTACCAGTATTCTCACCTTACCAAACTGATGCAAGTGGCGAAGCCCGTTTTGCAAAAGGTATCCTAGATGCGGCAGATGCGGCGTATTCGATAGAAACTTGGGAGCAGGAAGATAACTGTATGACATTGAACTGTGTGAAGATGCGCTCCGCATCCATGAAGTCCTTTTCGTCTAAAATGTGCTGGGAGACCTTGAAGATAGGTCCTGAGTCCACTCTTACGCCTAACGAGAAAGCGGATGCTGAAAATCGTTCAGACGAACCCATAGACGACATCTAACAAAATAGTTCTTGACATTTGCTTTATAATTTGATATAATATCTTTCTTAAATGAGAGGAGTATAATCATGATAGTAAGCGGAAGTATTAATTACACTACATCTGGTCGTAAACGCAAGGCTACTAAAAGAGT